CCCTTTTTTATCAATAAATTTATCTAATGTAATATCGCCTTTTATAAACATATCACCTCTTTTTTTGCCTAAAACATCATCAATAAATGCGGGACTTTGTTTTTTTAACCAATCTTGATATGTGAGCTTATCCGATACTTGTCCGAATTGAGAGGAGCGTGTGCTATCTATGTTTAAGTCGTACTGTGGTTTTAGCTGTGGCACTAACACACTTCTACAATTGTAATGAAGTGCGGGGCGGCGATATGAATTTGCTTTTGCAATTGCATTAACGGGCTTTCCGTCAAAACTCCATATTCCGTGGTCTCGAACTCCGCATAAATTTACAGTAGTTCTGCTATCTAAAACTGCAAGGAATTTCTCTCCGATAAACAAATCTTCATACTCTCTAAAAGTTTCGCTTCTTGCAGTAGTAGCTACATGATTTGTCACAGTTCTAATGACTGCCTCAGCTTGCTGGCGTGTGCGATTATTGCTTAGATACTGAATCTTCTTTACAATGTCATCCGTGGTTAATCCCTCTGCAATGCCTCGTCTAATTTCTGATTCGATATCCTCATATCTTGCATCGCTGAAAGTCTTAATGACATCTTCTATAGTCTGTTTACCTTTCACGCCTTGCAGTTGCATAGTTGAAGCCATAACCTCTGGCAAAAGTACCGCTGCATTAATACCACCAGATATAACAACACTTGCAGGGGTCGCACCGTCTAAAACTTTAAGAGAGAATTCGCTTTCATAAAGTGCCAAATCTTCAAATAGTTTAGGATTTATTGCGCCGTTGATTGTAGTGTCGATAATTATTTTTA